ATGAACGCAGAACAAACGGCACTTACTCAAGACGAATTACTCTCCATCCAAACCTTGCCGATCAAGCTAATTCTCGCCGCTGCCAATGGGCAAATCGACCTCAACGCGATGGCCAGGGATGAGCTAATCAGCCGGGGTTTAGATTTAACCGGCAAGTGGGTTGGTTTTGAGAAAGCCCGCGCGACGCTTCATCGTTAAAAATTACGGATGACCAGCTCGGTGCGTTGTGCGCGCCCTTGCTGCCCTCCCACAGTATAACTAATCGTCACCGATTGCATCGCCAATCCCTTGAATGCCTCGTGCATTTCCGGGATATCATTGACTGAGATGATCATCTTGCCTTTGATCGTTCTCGCCAGCTCAGCTATCTGAATATATTGCTCCAGCGCAAAATCCACGCCATACCCTTCCGTGCCCCAATAAGGGGGATCACAGTAAAACAAGGTATGTGCCCGGTCGTACTTACGCACACAGTCCTGCCAAGCCAAGTGCTCGATATACGTTTGCGAGAGCCGCAGATGCGCCTGGCTTAGCTCTTCCTCGAGACGCAGCAAATTGAGACGCGGGGCGGTGGTGGTCGCCGTGCCAAAGCTCTGGTTGGCCACCTTGCCGCCAAATGCGAGCTTCTGCAGATAGAAGAAGCGGGCCGCGCGCTGGATATCGGTGAGTGTTTCCACTGGCGTTATTTGCAGCCACTTGTACATCTCCCGGCTGGTCAGCGCCCATCGGAATTGCTTGGTGAACTCATCCAGATGATGCTTGATCACGCGGTACATGTTGACCAGATCATGGTTGATGTCATTGAGCACTTCCACGTGCGTTTGTTTTTTCATGAAATACAACGCTGCCGCCCCGCAAAAGGGTTCCACATAGCATTCGTGCTCGGGAAACAAAGGCAGGATATATTTGGCCAAGCGGCGTTTTCCGCCGATCCAGGGGACAACCGGGTTTGTTTTGGTCATGCTGTAAGCCCTTTTTCATTGATAAAAATGTGGTAGGCTTAGCCCGCCGCGTCGACGTGGCAGGAAGCCTTGGCTATGGCTCACAGGTGTTGTCTGTGGGTTATGGCGGCCGGGCCATGTTCGCGCATGGCTTTGGTCGCTTCCTCTCTTATTCTCTTTTCACAAATTAAGCATTCACCGTCCAATCCAGTGGAATGACATGCTTCTCGACACTGTTCAATCCCTCCCGTACAGAAAATATCTCCAACCTGCGTTCAGTAAAGGCAATACTGCCGTTGTCGCTGAACGCCTGGGCTGCGGTATAAGTAAAGGTGGTACCGCTCAAGCCCGCATAGGTCTTCACGAGAGAGCCGCCCACCTTCAGGCTATAGACCTGAATCGTAATGGTGGCCCCGGTCTCCGGCCCGATGTTCGTGGCAGCGTCATTGCCGATATTCACGGCTGAGGTGTCGGAGCGGTCGCGGCTAAACCAGGTAATGGCCGCATCGGTATTCACCCCGGCTATACTGGTGGGTCTTAACACGCCGTTGATCGTGACCCGACCCGGCGGATACGGCGCACCCCAGCTTTGGTTGAGCGTCAAAGCGCGCCAGGTATCGCTTGCTTTGGGCAGCACCCCCTTGCCGGTTTCGGTGAGAAACTTCGCATACATCGTGATTTGGCTGGCGAACTCCACCTCGGAGTGGCCGAAGAAATCCTGGAAGAACCAGATCCTGGTGCCCACGGCGTGCGCCTTGGGCAGTGTGTGCAGAATGCCGCGAACGACATTTACAGATGAAGTCGATGGCACACTGGTCAGATAAACCAGCTCGTTCCCAAGCAGCGCGATGGTGTTACTGGCTACCTGATTAATATCAACTGCACCTGTCAGCGGCAAAGTCGCAGTGGTCTCGGTAATGGCGGCAGACAACGTGGCGGTGGGCGTAAAAACGGAGGTCAGGCTGCCCGGCTGGTCGTTGCTGTTATCGGCTGCGTCGGATGATGTCCAGAATTCATAAGACACCGCGCTAGAAATTGGCGCCTTCGCCCCTACCAACATGAATGCACTGGTCACATCGATGCTATCAATCGCCGACTGGTTGTCACCCAGGAATTGGGTGGCGATTAGCCAATAAGGCGCGGTCAGCAAAAAGTAATCAACTACTGGAACTGGGTCTGCTATCGGATCAGTCCATAGAGTAGGCGGCGGGTCGGCAAACACGGATTGAACACTGAAGAATACATCCTCCACCGCATCGATCGTCACTTCGCCATCGGTTAGCGTGCCGAAATCCAGGGTGGTGATGCGCAAGACCATTTCCACAATGCCTAAATCCGGCCAAGTGAATTTAAAGACGCCACCCGGCTTGAGATCGAATGATTCTCTATTAGCGATCAGCTTCAGCCGTGCCAATGGCTGGGTGAGCGTTTTGAGTTCCCGCATGGCGACATTGTTGGCCAGGGTCGCATTGGCAATCCCTAAGTATTGAATGGTCGTGGGCACCACCCCCTGCTGCATGGCGATCAAGCCCAGATCCTGGATCGTGACGGATATCTTTTTGTCCGAGTCGCGCTCCTGATAGATGAGCGTCACCTGATTGACCAGATCGGCAATCCCCGGTCTGGAAAAAGACTCCATGCGCACGATATTGGACGGGCCGAGAATAGGCAGGCTTGCCGGGTTGTAATCGTTCCTCACTAGCTTGAGCGTGAATTTGCCGGTAGTCTGATCGAGATACAGCGCACCATCGATATGATTCAGCACCATATTGATGAATTCTTTCACGCTCATCTGATCCGATAACACGAATGACAAACCGAAGTTCTCAGCAAACAGGGTGTCGGCTGCTGCGCGGAAGGCGGCATCGTCCAGATTGCCGGAGGTGTAGCCCAGCCCCCAGCGATCCGAGGTTAAGCATTCGTAAATGATATGCGCCGGATTGGCATCGCCTCCAATATCTGCTTTTTCCGGGTACCAGGTCTTGGCGGGAATCCGTTTGATACGGAATGCCCACGGTTTGATATAGGGGTTGTTGGCGGCCAGATAAATCTGCTTCAAGATGAACGACAGCACGCCCCGGTAAGCCGGAATTGGTGCGCCTTGTTGGGTTTGCAGGTAAGCATTGGAGGCTTGCGAAGCCTCACCAAAAGCGAGATCAATGTCGCCCACCACACCCCCTTGCCGTTTGTCACCGCCGAACAGCTCCGGCTTGTTGACCGATAAAGTGGAGCTTGCCGTAACATTGCCTTCCCACAGCATACTTTCACCCACCCTGATGCCGGTCACCGCATCGACCGGGCCATGGCATGCCACCATGTGAATCCCCAAATGATAGCGCCAACCGATGGTGACAGATTTACCCTTCATGACCGTATTTCCTCAAGATATGCTCGACCACCTTGTTGCTGGAGCCGTCGTTCCAGGCAATGACCCTATCCAGCGGTAATCCTTCTTTCAGGAAGGTGCGGAAGCAAATACCCCTTTTTTCCAGGAAGCGCTTAGAGCCGCGTGCACAGAGATTGCACTCCGCTAAGTCCTGCATGGTCAGTTTAAGATCGCTGGTATCTATACCCTTAATGATCATTACTTCTTGCCCGACTTGGATTTGATCGCGGTCTTCTTGAAGTCGCCATACCACACCGTATTCGCCTGGTTGATCCAACGCGTGCCGAATACCACCGGTATGGGGGTGGCCTCCGACACCGTCGGCACATTGAAATCATCCAGGTTGCTGGAAGCGGGTTTGGGCGGTTTGGGGGCAAACACCGCCGACAACACGGCGGATAAGGCAAAAGCGATAATCTGAAACCACATGAATCAATCTCCTATTCGATCGGGTCGCCCTTGAATGGCCCCAGGTCATTGGGGATAAACTCAAAGCCGCCGTAGTTATCAAAATTATTGAATTTGTTCAGACAGGCGTTGCGGTCATGGGCGCACCCGGCGAATAGATTGATGGTGACGCCGACTTTGAGCGAGGCGGTCACGCCGGTCAGGGTCAGCACATCGTTGCTATGATCACGGATCATTTTCTTTTCCACGTCGCCCACTTCGATATAGCCGCCGGTATACCAGCCGCTTGCCCGGTTCATCGGCACCACGGTGATGGTTGAACCGACGACCGATGTGATGGTGGCAGTATCGCGAAAGGCAGATGCATTCAAAGTGCAGCCGCTATCGTATAAAGCATGGCGGCACAGCCGCTGGAACATGCCGCGCAGGCCCGAGCGCTCTATTGAGGTATAAATCGGCTCGCAGGTGATTTTGGCGGTCAGCCCGGAGAATTCCACATTCACCACCCGCCCGATCCACTGCGGCACCACGTCAAGATCACCCCGATGCAGCCGGTAAATCGTCAGCTTCACCGGCCCAGGGTGCGAGCGGATAAAGAGCTTAGCGACGTCATTGTCCCGGGCCACCTCGATCTCCAGCTTCATTTTGCTGACTTCCGTTGAGGAGCCGATGGCCGAGCGGGTCAAAGCAGTGGGTGTGTAGGTTCTCGATTGAAAGCTCACCGCCTCATCGCCGGAAGTGTAGGTGAAGATGGAGAGCCCATGCGAGAATTCATACAACTCCAACGGGCGGGCGTCATGGATGCTTTTTTCAAAAACGCTCAGCGTCATTGCACCACCGTCCTGATAAGGGCGCTGACACGTGAAACTGTGTCGGTTTCATGAAAGATCTCCACCGTGTCCGAATCCAGGCGGGAGAGATTAAGATAGCTGATGCGCCTGACCTCCTGCGGTTGGATGTCGAAGCCGACGGGGCTGTCGATGAATACGTTCTCCTCGGCATCAGAGATTTCATCCACGCTCAGAATGTCCTTGAAGATCCTGGTGCCGTTAAACAGCTCGATCATGAGTGCATCACGCATGGGCGTGGCTGGCACGAATCGCTCATAAAAGGCAAACTGAACTACCAACTTGGTGTCGGTGCCCGCGAGCAAGGACGTGAGCTTGAAATCTTCATTCCAGGACGGCATCCAGAACGGCTTCCAGCGGCCCGCGCGCGCATACAACCATTTCCTGAAATCGGCCCGTTCCTTGCGCGATTTCATGAGCCAATCCATACGGCGCACAATGGTGGTGTAGCCGATCGGGTCATCCACCACTGGATTAACGGTGTCTGAATCAAATTCTAACAACGGCCGCAATAAGTCTTCCGACAGCACTTCCACCTCATTGGGAATATCCAGTAGCACGGGATAGCCTTTGTAGAGGGTCGCGCCTTCTGTTTCCGTCAAGCCGGAATTGTCAGTAACGATGAATTTAGCCTGCATGTCCAGCATGTGTCGGGTGGGGCGGGTAACCGTTTGCTGGCTCGCGATCCGGGCGAATTTGGCGGAATAGATTCTTGTCCCGGCGGGCCAGGTTTGCTGCGTCGGCAGATCGAGAGTTAACTGATTCGCTTCGACCGACACAATCTGCACCGATTCGTTGAGGTCGATGGCGTCGAACAGCAAGGCCACACCACCCGCGATGAACTCGGAATCACCTGTCGGAATGTTTGGAATCACCATCGATCCCGCAGGCAATTCTGTTTCCAGCAAGTAGTAATCCGGCCAATAGGGGATCAGGTAGCTTCGGGATTGCCAGCCAAACAGCGTGCTTTGCAGCTTGCGCACAAAATCCAGCCCAAACACCTGCAGATGCGCTTCGATTTCACGCCGGGGTGTGGCGCGCAGTTTAACCCGCTGCTCGGCTCCATCCCAGCTCGTGATGATGTCGGTTAGGAATGAATAACGCTCCAGCACGCCGTTATCCCAATTGATTCCTGCAAACAGCAGAATCACCCGGCGTCCGACTACCGTTAACTGAGGCGACTCGGCGGCAAAATTGAGGGTATAAGTGGTATTGATGATAGGCGGCCCAGCCACTTCCACCGCCAGGGTATAGATGCGTGACTCCAATGCGTTAAAGCTGGTGGGCTCAGGTATCGGGCCGGTGAAGCTGATGCCGGTGCCCGCATTGGTATCGATCGATGATAATAGGTTGGCGGTAAAATAGGCATTCCATACTTCTACCTGGATGATCTTCTGCGAAATGACATTCCCGAGGTCGATCGAGGCCGGGGTAATATGGATGCGATCGTAGTAATCATCTTTGAAGGAGGGGGCGAACAGCGAGCTGATTACCGATTGGGGTTCGGGGGATACTGGCAGTTGATCAACCACAGCACCCATCAGGGCCGGAGCGATGGCTTGCGCCACCGGCGATTGCTGCGGTGCACTTAGTTGATCGAGTGAAATGGACAACGGTGCTGGTTCTACCAGCACCAACAGCCCTGCACCCAATATTCCGCTAATGGCTGCCATTTAAACGATCTTCCTGTAGGCATAACCCAATTGCCACGAATTGGGCAATTGATCCTGGGTGTTGGCTAAATTGGAGCGCCGGGTCATCGGGAACACCTTCCAGGTATCCGAACCCAATGTCACTTCCTGGCCGACCGAGAAGGGTTGCAGCCATACCAGCCGCAGATCCTTCACCACACCGAGCGGCGCGCGGTTGCCGGAGTTGGCGCCGCCGATATCGGTGAAGATATAGATCGGGATGAACGGTGTAGCCAGATTCAGGGTATTGGGCTGGCTGCCCACCAACAGGCGGCTGGTGAAGCCAAAGCGGCCATTGCCGTAGGCATCAAAGGAACCGGGCGAGTCTGTTGTGCTGTTAAACATGCGCCAGACGTTCAGTTCCAGATTGGCGCTGATTTGTCCTCTTGCGGGTGCGCTGACACCGATATTATCGAACAGCATGCGTGAGAAGGAGCTCTGGTAATTGCCGCGATCGCTCGGCAGCCCTCCGACGTGGGCAGCGTCGCAATAATGGCCTCCGGCATAAGCACCGAATTTATCGAGTTGACCGAACACCAAGTGACTGAAGAAACCCGCCGAGTACTCCAGCACGCAATGCACATAATCCCCCGCTGCATCGGAAAACAGATGATAGGCAACATACGGCCCGTTGCCGACGAAATCCATGACCGCCGATTGAGAAGGTGCGCCCGGTTGTAAGTTGAGGGCTGCACCGGGGGTATAGCCGGTAGCGCCTCTGAGGCGTAATTCAGTCGTGGTTACGGCTGCATTGATGAAGGATTCGATGCCGAAATAAAACGTGAGCCCGCCGCCATTCGAAGTATTCTTCTGCATGTACAGGCGCTTGGTGGTGCTATCCACCACCGTGAACTCATTCTGCGTGAAGCCCTGCGCGATGGCGAACAGACGGATCTTGTCCAGCAGGTCATTGAGCGAAGTGGAAATACCGGTTTCGTAAGCCATTACTTTACTCCAAAGCGATCGCGGCCCAACGCTCCTTGGCGGTGCGGAACACGTTGGGGATGATCAGATAGGTCACTGCCCCAATCGTGGTGGTGTTTTCTGCGGCATTGCCAAAGCCGGTAACGGCAAACACCCCGTGAATCTCACCCAGGATGTTCGGCGAGGGGTTGGCCCCATCTACATGCATAATGCACGGGAATAGCACATATTGGTTGTCGATGGTGGTGACGATATTCTTGTAAGCGGTGGCATGGTCATTACTTGGGCCCCATGGCCAGACATTGCGGCCAAAACTCACTGCCTGTTCTGGCACACTCGAGGTATACCAGTTCTTGAAGGGATACCACGCCCCATCGGCAAAACGCAGGTAGTGGGTAGTGACGCTGGTGAGACTGGCCATGCTGCTGTCAACACCTCCTGTATCGTAAAAATTACGGCAGTCATCATTGGTGCTCGACCAGCGCATTCTACTATTGTCCGTTGGCCATCCCATCGCGTTGCTGCCACCGATCATCAGCGGGTACGGGTATTGACTCGGCGTGGCATAGGGCAAGATAAAGCCGGCATACAAGGCATGATAGGTGGTGTTGATCTTGGCAATGACCATGAAGCGCCGCCCATTGGCGATAAACCAGTAGGGAATGCTGCTGTTCCAAAGCGATAAACCGACTGGCAGACTCGTTCCCGGCTGAGTGGCAAAATCCAGCACATTGCCCACGATGAATCCAGTTGCGCCATACAGCCGCCAGTTGTACCAGTCACCCGATACGCTGTAATCGGTTTCCAGGTTGACGAATATTTCATCACTACCACCGCCAGGGCCCTTTAACGACAAGCGTTTCCTGAGTTGTACGTTGAGCGGGAACCCCTCCTGATAGAGGATGATTCTATTCAGCGTGAGCGATGAGCCGCCGGTGCTGTTGACGATATTGAGCCGCCAGAACTTGTGCTTGTTCAGATTGTTGCCGCTCAATGCAAAATCCTTGATGCCCGACTGAGACGTCCAATCGAGTGACGTCATACCGCTGAAGCTGTCCTGAGTCGTCCAGGATAGCCCGTCATCGCTGTATTGAAAATCAATCGATTCCGGCTGCGCGCTGCTGGTGAGTGCGGTGATGTTGGCCGAAGTCAGGTGCACTGGCTGGTCGAACTCCACCCCGATCTGCCATGGTTTCGCATTGGTCGTGCCGCTCCAGGTTGAGGCGGTGAGGTTGAAGGGGTTGTTGGCTAAAGTAACCGTGCCGCTGGAGGCGAACACGCCCACCATCAAGGTGTAGTCGGGATTGTGATACAGCTCCTGCCAACGCTCGTTGACCGGCAGTGTGACCGTTAAAAATGTGCGCAGTTTCTCGAAGAGATCGAAGGCGCTGGTTGCTGTACCGATTTCGACAGTCATGATAGTGCCTGCTTCAAAGCTGCGTTATTGCGGGAGATGATGTTCAGGATCACTTTCTCACCCTCGCTCGAGGTCAGGAAATCCTTGGTGACGCGCGGATCGATGCTATTGACGATGCGCACCGACTGGTTGACGGTAGGTGCAGCCGCAGGAGATAGGGCCAACTCGCCAACCAGACCGCCCTCGGCGTAGCCCAGGCGTGAACCACGCGGCACTGGCGCCCCTTTGGACAAGCGATGCAGGTTATCCAACGCCGCCAATCCGAGACGGCGCACCGATCTCGTTGACCGGCAGTGTGACCGTTAAAAATGTGCGCAGTTTCTCGAAGAGATCGAAGGCGCTGGTTGCTGTACCGATTTCGACAGTCATGATAGTGCCTGCTTCAAAGCTGCGTTATTGCGGGAGATGATGTTCAGGATCACTTTCTCACCCTCGCTCGAGGTCAGGAAATCCTTGGTGACGCGCGGATCGATGCTATTGACGATGCGCACCGACTGGTTGACGGTAGGTGCAGCCGCAGGAGATAGGGCCAACTCGCCAACCAGACCGCCCTCGGCGTAGCCCAGGCGTGAACCACGCGGCACTGGCGCCCCTTTGGACAAGCGATGCAGGTTATCCAACGCCGCCAATCCGAGACGGCGCACCGATGCCGCCGAGAACACATACTCGCCCGCATGCACCACCCCGGCGGGTTGAAACTTGCCACCCTCTCCAGTGTAGCCACCCTCGGCAAAGCCTTTGCCAGAAAATGCGCTGAACAACCCGCTGAAAAAGCCGCCGATCCCGCTCCCGCCGCCGGAGAACAACCCTTTGAGTGAAGAGAAAATACCCGACAACCCTTTCTTCAGGGAACCAAGCAAGCCGTTCAATCCCTCCGATAAGCCGCTGAATAAGCCGCTGAATATACCGGCAGGCGCGGATTGACCATCTTTGCCCTGGCGTCCGAACAGATTGAAGAAGATATCGGTAAACCCGCCCGCAAGCGAGTTCGATAAGGCGCGCATCATGGAATCGCCGATGGCGGCAAGAATTTCAGTGATGCCGCCTTCACCTCTGGCCACCCGGTAAAGCCCATCGGCAAACGCATTCTGCACGCCGCGCTGCACGCTTTCGAAGATCTGGTTCTGTTGCCGCAGGATTTCCTCGGCACGGCGTTTTGCCAGATTGTTGTCCCGTATCCGGCCCTGCAGCTCGAGCAGTTTATTGATATCCTGGATGCCGCGCTTCTCGGCTTCCATGAACAGCACCGCCGTTTCGCGTTCCTCATTCGAGAGGCCGGACAGGAACGCTTCACGCTCGAGTTCAGCAATGAAATCCTGCTGGCTTTTGAGCCGGGTGGCTTCCAACCCCGCGATCTCATTGGCGACTTTCGAGCGCTGCGCATTCAGTTCACGCTCGGCAATCGCCTGGCTGGCCGTGATTTGAGCGATCTCCGCCAGCGCTGTCAGCCGGTCGGCCTCGCTGGATTGCGGACTGTCGATGATTTGCTGCCGGATTGCTTTCTGCCGTTCCAGTTCGGCTATCTCGCGGTCGGTCAAATCGGTCTGCAAGCGGTTTAGCCTGGCGTAGTATTCGTCAGCATTGATCGCTTTGAACTGGAATAGCTCGCGGGTAGGCTCGATCTCGCGTTGCGCCTGATCGTCGGCCAGCCGTTTTGCCTGCTGGAAAAGCGCATTCTCAAGATCCTGCCGAGCTTTTGCCAGCTCCTGCGCGGCACGTACCGCCGCTTTGCTGGCTGCTGCGCTCCCGCCGTCAACGGAACCGGCAAATTGTTTTCTCGGCTGGAATTCGTCCGTGACGGCCTGCGTATCTTGCAGACGCGCGGCAATGCCTTTTTTAAGCGCGCTCAGCACACCGCCGTTTTCGGCGAATTGAGCCTCAACCTCGTAGGCTTCAATGAGCGCGTTTTTAAAATTGTTCGCTTCCACGCTGGCATCGGTCAAGCCTTTGGTGAGAGCATTGCCCACCTGGTCAAAACTGAAATCTTGGCCGCTTAACGCTTTTTTAACATCCTGCGCCAGGGCAGTAAACAGCGTGCGTGTGTTGGTGATCGCCGCCCTGAACTGCTGATAGAGGCTCGCGGCGGTGATGCCGGTCGCGCGCCCGATTAAACGCAGGCCGGTAAAAACCGCTGTTACAAAACCATTAACCGTGTCGAGCAGTGCGTCAAACATCCCGCGCGCGGCACTGCCCAAAGTGCGGAAGGTATTGTTCAGGTTTTGCCCGGATAGGCCCACGGCTTGCGAAATGGCGCTCAGCGTATCCGCTACCGTATCCTTGATGGTGCGCCACGTAGCGGAGACAACCGCGCCGAGCGTGGTTGTTTTACCCTCGAACTCGACCGTCTTGTCGATGTTGGCAATAATGAAGGTGGTTAGTGCGCCCAGGGAAGCTGCGACCAAGCCAATGGGTGAAAGTAATGCTTTCAGTCCAACCAGCACGCCAGCAAGTCCTGTAGCAAGCGTACCAGAACCACCGGCTGAAGCTAAAAAGACCGCCGTCAATGCGGTCACGCCGCCTGCAACCAGTGCGATCACTGTCTGCATGTTGTTGGCGATAGCCTGCAAGGTGTTGGCAAACCCTTCGGTGATGCCAAGCCGTTCATCCAGTTTGCCAAGCGCGACAATCGCCTGGGTGCGGATATTCTGAAAGGCCCGGGAAGTAGTCAGCGGCAATTTCGAGAATTGGCGATCGATATCGCTTTCCATCTTGAACAGCGCGTCACGCACCACTTCGGTAGTCAAGCCGCCTTGCTCGGCAATCTTGCGAAGCTGCCCGATATTGACGCCCAGCCCGTCGGCGATGGCTTTGGCCAGCGCGGGTGTTTGCTCCATGACGGAATTGAGCTCTTCTCCACGTAGCGTGCCGGATGCCAATCCTTGCTGTAATTGGAAAATGGCTGCATCGACACCCGGCCCTCTGCCGCCGATCCGTGTCACCCTGGCGATAATATTGGTCAGCTTGGTGGATTCATCCGAAGCCAACCCTGCATTGATTCTCAATTTAGTATAGAGCTCGGCGATCGAATCCAGCGATTGGCCGGTTTCCAGTGCAATGGCCTTGGTTTGCCGCTGTGATTCATTGAAATCGTCCTGGCTTTCCGCCGCGATCTTCAGGAGGGCGTTGATTTCCTTATAAGACTCAGCCAGTTGGGTGAACACCGGGAGGGAAATGGCGGCACTGAGTCCGCCGAGTAAACCAGAAAACCTTGAGCGAAAACCATCAATACTGTTTGAAAGGCTATCCAGGTCTCCTTTGATCTTCTTGCCGACATTGGAGTTGGACAGCCGGTCGAATTCAGAGCGGATCTTGCCAATGACGGTCGAAGCATGGTCACTGGCGCTGATCCTGATTTTGAGTTCTTTGTTTGCCATGGCTAAAACGATTTAAACCATTTTTTAAAGCTCTTCTCATCGGCCATGCCAGCGCGCACGGCGATAGCCTGCGCCTTGAGGCGGTCGGCTTCCATCTGCTGGAGGGCTTCCGAGTAGATATGCACCTGGGCAAGCGTCATATCGAGGACGGAGCCGAGCCCGGCTTGTCGAAAGAGAAGGTCAAGTTCTGCCCATCCAGTTTGGCGATGAGATTCTGCCAGCCGGTTTGCACGGCGGGCAGAACCTTCCGGATGAAAAAATCGGTATTGACCTCGATCACCGCCAGCGCCAGCCTTGCCAGCTCATCGATATCCAGCTCGCCCACCCAATCGAGCGGTTTTCTGCAGGCAATGGCGGTTGTCCTGATCACCGAATCAGGCGACTTGAGCACCAAGGCCATGACGTCGATTTCTTTTTGGGTCAGATAGCCGAGTATGGGCTGAATCGCCGCAAGAAAGGCATTCAGCTCTTTTACCTTGATAGGTGTAACCACAATCGTTTCACCGCCTGCCGTTACATTAATGCCGGTGGGCGTTAAAACGGCCAGTTCATTGTTGTGTTCTGTGTTTTCCATATTCATTTCTGTGAGTAATTAAGACAAATCGACCACGCGTCCGAACTGGCCAAGGTTGGCGTCACCCACCTTGGTGTCGTCGAACAGTGCAGCGCCGGATAGGGCGAGTTTGGTCACATCATCGCTAATCAGTACAAGCTCATTCAGCGGATCGAGCGTTACTTTGTAGAGCTCGATCAATACTGGTTTGAGCGCGTCGGCGGTATTTAGCCCTTCGAAACGCAACCAGCGGTCAGGAGCGGCTGCCTGGAACAAGCCGACATTGATCTGCTCGCCATAGCTGTAGTCCGCTTTGAATGGTTGCACATAGCTGCCAATGTTGAGAATCTTGAGTGTGCCGTGATTGGCGCTGGATACCTCATAATCGGTGCCTGCCACCAGCGTGGCAGGCGTGCCTGCACTATCCTTGATCACCACCGATGACACTTTGCCATTTTTCAGCCGGGCATAATCACCCGCTGCCAAGGGGTTGGCCAATACTTCGGCGGTGACTGTGCTGCCAGCAATAGTTGATTTAGTGCCATAGAGCGCTAACGCCAGATTGTCGGTGGAGAATTCCTCCAGGGAAAATTCCACGCTGGTTTTCTTGGAGGTGATCAGTGAGAGGTCGGTCAAGCGCTGGCCGCTAGATGACTCCTTGTGTTCAAGCTTTTCTGTTTCAAGATTAATCTTGAGATCAGGCACATTGCCGACAAAGCGCATCGCTGCCGGAAATCCATCCGCTGCGCGGCTGGCGATGAATATTTTTCCTTGTCCTGAGAAATACATGGGGAGAGCTCCTTAACGTTAGAGAAATTCTTCAGCTATGCCGATGCTGATCAGCCAGCGTGCGCTATCAGCATCCAGGGTCAGTCTTGCACCCACTGGATAATCACGCCCGGCATGCGTATGCGGCTTGAGCAAGTCAATTGTGATCTGCTTGTTTTGCGGTATCTCCGAGATTGCGGAATCAGCGGATACCGGGTTATTCTGTTTTGCCATATCTTCTCCTGGTTTAAAGGGTCAACTGCTTCACGCGGGTTTCGACCTGGGCGACGCCTGCCGTCAAGCCTGCCTTGTAGAGCAGCTCATCATTCATGAAATCGATGGCGGTCACTTTCCAGATGCTTTTGTTGACCTGTGCCTCATTGAACAATGCGGCGATCGCTTCCAGCATTGCATACAGTCCGACCGGGCCGATGGCCTCACCAGCACGCGCCGCAGCTATGCCACGGCTGTTGCGTGCCACGCAGGCGATGCCGAAGTGCAGTTTGGCGCTGCGGCTTTCGATCTGGAACGAGCTCGGTGCGACATAGACTGCGGGCGCATCGGCGGCGAAGCGTTTGATCAAACTCTCGCCGCTCAGATCGGGCAGCCCGGCCACATCACGCAGCTTTGCGCCCAATGCGGATGCCTTGATGTGCGTGATCAGGTCGTTTTCCAGTTCAGCGAGCATTGGCAGCCTCATCGATGGCGCGCTCGATGCGCTTCAAGATCCAGTTCTCATCCTGTGTGCTGATGCCCATATAGGGCCGCGCCGGGATGGTGACCGATTTACGTAGGACAAACTCGCCGTTAGCGAGCCGGAAGCGCAAGCCTTTGCCGTTCTTTGCCTTGATGACGCCGCCGAACTGGTGGATGGCGGCATAAACCCGGTTCACGCTGACTTCAGCAAAATCGCTTCCCGAAGCATGCGCGACCGAGTCGAGCAGATGTCGATCCTGAATCAGGGTGCGTTTGCCGGTCAGTTGCGCGCGCAGACTGGGTTTCCATTTTTCTCCATCGGGGCCGCTCTGGCTGATGAAACGCTGCCGGGTGCTTTGTTCGAGCTTGTTGGCGATAGCCTGCATCACCTTGGATTGATCACGCCCCAGCGCCATCAGCCGTTGCAGGCTGGCTCGGATGCGTGCATCCTCATAGCTGATCTCGAACGATTGAACCGCCATCAGATAAAGCCTCCCGGGTCACGTCGGAATACGGGTTGAGTAGCTGACATCTGCGCGGCATCGTTGACCATTGGTCTGTTGCCGGAGACATCCACGCCGATATTGACCTGGCCTTTGGCCAGCGCCGCCAGTTGACGGATCACCTGTTTGTACCGTTCCATGATGAGTTCGGTCGCCTGGTCGTCATACAGCGCATGGCGCGCCAGATCGCAGGCAATCAACCGCACCATGCGCGGCACGACGGCGAGCGGCAAGGTGTAACGGGTCGCCAGATAACCATTGATTACGCTGTCCGCGTCCAACAGCCGGTCGTTGATCACCGCCAGCGCGGCCAGTGTGGCGTCCTGCTCCGCTGGGGTGTAGCCGCTCAGGTCGCCGCCTGCCGCAGCGGTGGCAAGCATAGCGGATGTTACCAACCGGGGCGTGCCCCGGTCAGCCCGTTGCGCGATTTCTTCCGCACCGAACTGGTCGAGTAGGTTTGTAGCGGTGGCGTAGGTCATGGTGAGTTGTTACCGCGTAACGATTATGCGTCGATCTCGGTTTCCGAGACCGCCAGCATCGGCTCGCTTTTGATCTGGGCAATTTGTTCAGCCGTCAAATCAGCCAGCGGGATCACCTGGTCTTCTTTTCCGAAGGTGATGCCCGCCCGGCGGAAGCGATCATTGAACGCCCGTATACGTAGGGCTTTGATCTTTTCTTTATTAACTGTGTCTTGGGTTTTGATTTCTGGTGTTGCCAGGTTTTCTGCTGCGGGGTCGGTAGTTTTGTCTGTTTTGGCCATGTTGTTTGTCCGTTAAATTGATGGGTTAGGGGTCGTTTCATTGGGGCGAATCTTGTATTCGCCCGTTATCGATTAACCCGCGCCGGTCGAACCCACTGCCAATTGCCAGAATCCGTAACCGCCCGATGCACGTGCTTCCGCGCCGAATTTGAATTTCTTGCGCATGAACACATCGTCGTTTTCCTGGCTGGTTTGCTCGACGAATACCGGCGCTTTACGCTCCTGGTAGATGAACGGCTTGACCGGCTTGGTGGTATCGAGCAGGTACCAGGCGGTGTCGGAGGTCAGGCGCGCATCGACCACCACTTGCGCCGTGCCTTTGTACAGATTGGCTTTTCCATCGTCCAAGCGGTCATTGTTGATCAATGCCAGTGCGACGTCCTCCAACGCAGGCGGCACCAGCAGCACGTTCGGGTTGATATTGAGCGGGCGGCCTTCGTCGTCCTTGAACTTGCGCATGGTGGTGCGGGCTGCGCCGTAGCTGGCGATGGCGGCTGCTTGGCTCACGGCGCTCAAGGCCACCGTCAGTTTGTTGGAAATGCTCGCGCCTGCCACCAGGTGATCGGTGTCGAAGAAGTACTGTCCGTCAAAGCCCAGGTTGGTGAACGCATCGTTAACCAGGGCCATGACGATTTCATCCGGCAACTGCGCGGCCGATTCACCTGCCATTTGCGCCTGCGGGCCGTAGATGCCGAGCTGATCGTCCTCGATGTCGTTGCGGTCGACTTCGATGGTCGCTTCCCAATCCTTGTTAGGGATGGTGTACTTGAACGCTTCCAGCGCCTTAACGTTTTTATCGCCGATCCACTCGCGCATTCTCGGGAATTTGGACAGCCACGCGTAATCGTTCTGGCTGGTGTTGGAAGTTATCCTCATGGCGATCTTCTGCCAGACCGTGGGTGCGGCTCCGAAGGCGTTATGGAAGGAGGTTTTAAGCGAGATGAACACATCGCTAAGGGTCTGCTTGTTGACCAGCAGCCCGGCCAGGCCAACGAAACCCAGCGATTCCATGCTCTCGCTAGGCAAGCTGAGGTTATCCCAAGGCGCGGCTGTCGCGCCAAACGCAATGAAACCCATCGCCAGCGCGATGGCGCACAGCACGGTCAAGATTTTAGAAAAAGTCATAATGGCTCCTTGTGGTGTATTGATCTGATTTTGTTACTCGACCCAGACGCCGTCCGAATCGAGGCCGACGACCTTGCCTGCAACCGAGCGCGTGGCGGTGCCGTCGGTCTTGGCGACCGTCTCGTCATCGACGATGTAGCAGGTCTTGCCGAGATCGGCCTGAACCACCGCATCTGATCCGTAGTTTTTAAACTTGAAGGCTTTCTTGCGGCGGACATTGACGGTTTTCGCGCCATCCGCACCGCCCGTGTTGTCCACCTGCTCCTCCGCGCGCCCTAAATAGGTCAGGGTGGCAGCCACGGCACCCGGCGTGGCATAGCCGGAGGCATTGAGCGCCACCAGTGAACCTGCATAAATCTTGGCGTTGGTGGCGACCGGTACATTGACCAGCTCGCCGTCTTTCATCGGGGTGTTGCGATCTGCTGAGAGCGCCATGTTTTCTCCTGTGGGGGTTAATCGATTTGTCTGGTTAGGCCGTGGCGGGCATGTTTTTCTTGAAGTCTTCCGGGTCGATGTTCATTACCCGGCAGAGTGCGAGCTGCTCTTCCGTTAACGCTTCACTCTCGTTTCCTTGCGGGGGTTTCCCGCCGGTTTGTGTGCTGCTCAAGGCTGCAATCGGTTGTGCGGCCGCCAGGTACTGCTTGAGCGATGCCAGGTTTTCTTTACCAAGGTTGCGCGCCCATTCTTCCTGGGCGGGCAGCAGCTTGCCTTCGGATAACGCGATCTCGACCACGTCGTCCACCTCGCGCTCGATTTTTTCTTTGCGCAGACTGGCAACTTCATCCTGGAGCGCTTTCATGGTGGCGACCGGCACGAATTTGGCCGGATCGGGATGATTGGCAACCGTTTTGAGGGAGGCAATTTCGCTGTTTAGGCTTTGCACCAGCGCGACCAGATTGAAATCCGCCTTGGTGGCAATCGCAGGATTGTTGCCTTTCAACTGGTCGATGGCTTTCTGCAGTTCGGTGACCACTTCATCAACCGTCGCGGTCACCGGCATGTTGAGCAGCCAGCGCAATTGCTCGAGTAATTGATCCATGTTTAGTTTCTCCTGATTAAAAAATTGAGAAGCGGCAACGGCATCCATGCCATCGAGCGCCGGGTTATTGGTCAAAGCGGCATGCAACAGCCGCTTGACCTTCCCGGTCTTCTTGTCGTAAGCAAAAACAGGGGAGATGTATTTGTATTCGCCGCCTTCGATCATTTGAGTGGCGCGTTCCGTCCATTCCACATCGACGGCATAGAGACCGGACTCACGCCATTCCAATTTGCCAAACCAGCCCGCAGCCGGGGCGGGTTGGCCGTTTTGTGCAGCAAGCAAGGTTTGGTGTTCATAGTCCACCACCGTGCGGTTCGCGCGAGCTTCAAATTCAGCAATGATTTGCGCTGCCAGAGCGGCATCGATAAACCAATGCGGCACGTCATGCGGACGTCCGTCGGTCGCGCGGAATTGCCCAGCGGGGAATAGCTGGATTTCATTCGCGGCAGTGACCGAGATGGCGCACGCAGCGATGCCGTGAGAGGGGTTGAATGATTGGGAGTGTTTTCGATTCATGCTGCCATGGTACCGGCAGCATCGAGAGGGATTAAGGAGGTAGTGTTTCCTCCTTAGAACAAAGAGTTAACTAAAAATAGACTAGCATTTCATTGATAAGCCAGTCAAATGCGAGGCAGCAAGGGGTTATTCGTCGTGCATATTTGAGAAGGTGGGAGGGTTTGTCGCATACTTGATCCAAAAATCATGATTTATTCATCATTTTTGTGGATCTAACAAATTTTGTTAAAAAGAAAATTAAATAGACTAGACGCAATTTTATAAAGCATAAGGAGATAGCTTATACTTGTCCTTGTTATATTTCATCCTTGACGTAATATATTAGTAATACTGCATCTTTTTGGAGTTTTTGTGCTATTTGTTAGGTATTTCTCACGGAGTCATTTCTGCGCATTTGCTAACAACTAAGATTCCAACCAGCAGGGGAGGATCACATGATAGGCGATTGGATTCAACAAGATATAGAAACAACGGAAGCATTTTGTAGGCTTCACGCACAGGAATCAGGCGAAAAACTTGAGCCGAGTAAAGTTTCGCTATTCTTGCTTCAAGAATGTCCTTATGATGGCTATTGGATAGCACGACTTCACATTGAACCTCAGACCGTCTTTCGAAATAACGGAGCGACAGCAATTTCTAAGAGGAGTTTCACATATGCGCTACTAGCCCGAGATGGCGCCAACCGCAAATTTAAGCTTATCCCTATCTGGCAAACCACCAGTAGTGGACTGCACAACATATTTGAAATCAACGATATCCTTGGATTGTACGTCACCTCTGATAATGTATTGAGGTACATGACTTTTTTTGGTCAAGTCATTTGGAATCCTCCCTTCTATTTCTTCGAAAGCGTCACGAGCCTTGGCAGACTCATCGACAGCGTTGCTGATGAATCCAAAAAGGACACACTTGTCTACAATGTTAGAGCGGTTCTTGGTATTGATCCGGATGGAAGAATAGGCATTCGTATTAAGAGCGCGCGGTATCCATTACTCGGATCAACAGTAACCTTCGAAGCGCCATGCCTCTTCAAAGGTGACTTATACTTGGCGAAAATGCGTATCTCTCACTACGGCCGCCCTGAAATGGATGATGAGAGACGATTGGAAGCCAGTGAAATTTACGATCCAGACGAGAGCCTTGATTACTATCCTCTTGATTTCGGAAAAGAGTTGCGGGAAGCGATGCAGAGTGCCAAGCAAAGATCTTCCAGACTACTTCGCAGATTCAGCGCAGTTTTATACATTGATGCGATGCTACTCATGTGGATACTGCCTCTTTTCTTATTTCAAGTTTATGTCACTTTGGGGATCGGCTTACACGGTAATGCTATCGCTGGTTATTTCGACCACCTCCGGTACTCCACATTTTTGTCTGTAATAAGTCTAGTTCTTGGCTGCGTTGGTATCGGAGTGGCGGTATTCCGATATGCATTTCTTGAAATACTCATCCACCTTAGAAAGTTAGTACCGAGTATTTGGACATACACAGCAACGGAAATAGAAAGCCAGTTAAGGAAGTTAAAGTCGAAGTTGGGTACCCCTTTCTTCTTTTTCTTAATCGGTTCAGAACACCTCATTAAAGCATTAATGTGCGTAACGCTGCTATTGTACGGGGTGGCTCAATTTCTCCCTCCTCTTACTGAAATTCAACTAAATTTTGGTCAAGCTTTGACAACGACATTGGCAGCTACCCCACTCGTAGGCCACACCATCAAAAATATGCTTTCTGTGTCTGACTTCGCACCAATAACGCTTCCGTCACCTTTTGGAGAGGTTATTGAAGCGATCTTCGGATTTTTAATTTCGACTATCATCATAGGGATCATAGTCCGCACATATCACTACACAAATGAAAAGATACATTGACACCTAATAATCACATGCACCCAAACAAAAAAGAGCGACGAAGGAACGGTGCTTTTTGCTGCCGGTGATGTGAAGGGTTATCTCCGCTAAAAATATATTTTTTCACCATCTCACTGCCTGCATTGAATCGATTTCTGTCGATGAATCACATGCTGATATATAACCTACTGCCAAATCAAGATCAACCTCCTACACACAAATAGCAATTTGACGCGATTTAACGCCTAGTTAACGCGGGTGAAATTTTCAAGTAATGGCACAGTAGCCAGTAACACAAAAAATCGCTTAAAACCCCGCTTTTTTGATTCGCTCATTTGCGGCAGCTTTTAAATCATCCGGCAAGCGATCAATTTTATCAGCCAGCATCTTATTCAGATTTGCCAATCGTCCTCCTGGCGGATAATTGAAGCTGGGATCAACGCCCTTTGGGATGCGCTGCACTTCGCCGGTGCGCTTGTTGATATAAGTGTAGGTTTCTTCCTGCGGCGGCTCGGCAGGTTTCAATCCCAGCTCATCCAGCGTATCTTCATCCAGTTGCATCACGCCGCATTTGCAACCCCATGCCTTGACCGGGTAATGCGCCTGCCAAAAGGGATCATCCACTGGCAACACCAGCCCGTCCCAGGCGGAGTGCTCCAGGCGCGGGTGTTCGGAGTTGTTGGCGTCATACTTGAGATAAGGAAAGTCGTCCTTGTTGCGCTGGATGCGCTGCCATTGTCCCTCGCTGTGGGCGGTGCGCAGGTTGGTGTCATAAATCACCTTGAGGCGGCGCGTGCTGCCAAGCTGCACGAGTTTAGTCTCGCCGGTGAGCGGATCGGTCATCTCGGCTTTACCCCACCAGCCTTTCTGCACCAACAAGGGAGCTAAATCTTTACGGAACTGCTCGAAGGTTGTGCCTTCAGCCAATGCAGCATCAACGGCCTCACGGATATCCCGCAGGATGTCGAGCTGCATGGCCTTGGCGACGGTGAACGTTGCCTGGTGCTCTTGTTGCCAGACGTCCTCCCAACTGAAGCCGATCAGGAAGCCTTTCTGGAGAAAGAATTCGATCGCTTCTGCTGGCGGCAATAATTTGAATTCAAAGGCTGGCATTGTTTAACGGATGATTGTTGGGGCGAAATCCTGCATTCGTCCCAATAGGTTTATGTTTTGGTTTAGAACAATGCGCCCAGGACAAGGCCAATGACTACTCCGGCCGCGAACGGCAATCCGGTTTTCACTGGATCGTTCTTGATGGCGGTCACTGCCTCAAAAAATTTGTCTTTGATGATGCTTTTTAGCTGATCGATCATGCTGCTCTCCTTGGTGGTTGATAATTTTATTGCGGTTTCTGATTGCGCACGCGTCCATAGATGGCTGCGGCGAATTGCCCTTGAGCAAGGGTTTCAGTCAATTGGGCGGTGTCCATCGATTCGAGCAGCCCGACTATGCCTTTCTGGAAATCTTCGAAGTTGTCTACGTTGGCAGCCAATGCCATGATGGGCGCAATCAGCGGATCGGTGACGCGTTCCCACTCACTGGCGAGTTCATCGCTAAAGATGTCGAATTCGTCCGGATCGTTTTGTGTGGCCGCAGCCACGATACCGGTGGCGGCAGATGGCGGTGCATTTTCTGGACTAGTGGGTTTGGAGCGCACCAGTACCGGCTCGTTTTTTTCCGGGGCAGGGATGCGCAGCTTATCCTGCACCCAGGAGACTGGCACCGGCAGACCGACATCGACCAGCTTGGGCAGCGCTTCCGCGTACAAGCTCAAGTCCTCCGGTTCGCGCAAATCGATGATGAAACGCGGGATGCGCCTCATATCCTCGATCGCGCCGATGTTCAGCACTATCAGGGGTGCGACCAGATCACGCGTGAGGGTGCCTGCCAATTGCAGGCTGTCCGACATCATGAGATCGTGGCGCACTTCGTTGTGCACGTTACCGAGCGCATTAGTGCTCGATTTGCCGTCGGCTTGCGTGGTGAGGGTGCCGCCCAGGATGGTTTTGCTTTGGGTGCGTTCACACCAGTCCATCATTGCCTGGTAGGGATCGTGGCTGCCTTTGGCCGCTTCCTTGAAATCGATCGACATGCCTTCCGGGATGATGCCTGCCGCGTCGTGGCCGATCTGCATCACGGCCCGCAACAGCGTGGCTTTTTCCTCATCCCCGCTGCCGCTGGGGTAAGTCCCCAGGCGTAGTGGCAAGCCGTAAATTTCCAGGAATTCCGCCAGGTCGCGCACCGAGTAATTCTTGAACAGGAATGGCCAAGCGAGCACGCGGTGCAGTCCGGCCCGCGAGAGGTAGCCGGATTTGGCTTTATGCACGTGTGTGATCCAGCCGAACGGCTGCAATGCCGCGCCATCGAGCGAAAGGTCACGCAGTCGGATCTGCGTGCGGGTCGCCCGGTCGGTCATGAACCAGCTTTGCGGCCGGTGATGGATCGCTTTCGGCAGCCAGTCGCGTCCCAACCGTTGCCATTCGATCTCCAGGCAGGCAAAGCCGTGGCCGATGCCGTCCAGGCAATCGAGCATGACGTCTTCCAAGTTGGCAATATCGGAGAGCAATTCTTTGACGGCGGTGGCCGTTTTCTTTTCACGGGCGGAGGGATTGCGCGGCGGCACGATATCCCATTGGCCGGTCAAGAGAGCGCGCTTGCGTTTGCTCATCTCGGCAAAGATATGGCCGTCTTTTTCCTCCATGTCCAGGAATAGGTCATGCTGCGCGCGGCTATCGCCTTGTTCGGCGCTTTCCAGAATGCGTGCCAGTTTAGCGGGCGTCAGTCCCCGGCTGGGATGACCGGCGAATTCATGATTGAGATGCGCCACCTTGGCGGTTTGTGACTCTTTCAGCTTGCCGGTGTCGATCGGGTTGCCGTACATATCGACCAGTTTTACCATGCGCCTCCTTTGCTGCTTGTTTTGCCCGCACCCTGATAGGCCATGCCGCCAGACCGGGTGGTGGCCGCCATCCATAGCATGTGCAATGCATCCGGGCCGTCGTCGTGGTCGGCCTTGGGGAAATGCCGCAGTTGATCGATCAGGGTAGCTTGCGAAGGGTGCAGCCGGATCAGTCCATTGGCCATGTGCGGTTGCAGGGTTTCGATTCTCAGCAGTTTGTCGCTGCTGGGGGTGATGGCGGTGGCGGGCACCGGCACGCCTCGGCTGGCTGAGCGCTTGACGAGCTCGGTGCGCAAGAATTCCTGGAACTGCACCACTTCCACCACCCACAGCACGCACTTGTATTCACGTTGCAGATTGATGATGTCCTCGATGATGCGGTCGGGCAGGCGTTTTTTGATGAGCGCTTCCACCACGTCCAGAATGCCGGTGTGCCGGTTGAAGCCACCGACCAGCAATGCTGATGGGTCGCGGCTTGCGCCATGCTTGCCCAGGCTGGGGTCGCATGCGCCGAAGAAGCGCCACTCGGGCAGCCGGTTGACCCAGAACTGGATACAGTTGGCAAAGGGCGCATCGTCACCGGATACGGGGTCGTTCTGCTGCTCACTATCGAAAGCCGGTCGGCCATCGCGGGCGCGCTTGACCATGAGCTTATACAGCGGCTGGGCGGCAGGCCAGGACACGACTGCTCCGGCTTCCATTGCTGTTTTACGCTCGGTGTAGAAGTTTAACGCTGCTTCCTCGCCCTGATTCAGCAGCAGTTCTTCCCATTTATCCCACAGATCCATGCGATGCGGCCATTCGATTACCGCGCGGAATTTCTGCGCCTTCCACAGCGGGTTTTTGATGAGGCGGGCCAATACCGAGTCATAGTGCAGGATGGTGCCGATGATGACCACGTCCATGCTGTCGTCTGCCGGGCCGAGCGACAGCACGGTTTTCTTGAGCCAGGACTCCAGCTTGTCGCGCTGCTCTGGGCTTCTGACGTTTTCATCGTTTTCCAGATCGTCACCAATCACCAGATCGGGCCGGTGCGGGCCGTGTCGAAGACCGCGCATGCGTTTGCCCGAGCCGAATACCTGCACCTTGGCATCGTTACTGGTGACAATGGTGCCGACCTGCCAGACACGTCCCTGGCCGGTGGCCTGCGGGTAGTCCATGATCAAACGCGGGTTGAACTGGAGCTCAGCCTTGATCGCTTCCAACATGGGCAGCGCCTGGTCGAGCGCGTCCATGATGATCACCGGGTAGTGTTTTCTGCCGGTGACCACGCACCAGATGACGAAGATTTGCGTGACCAGCGTCGATTTGGCATTGCCGCGTGGCGCGGCGATCGCCTCATGATCGCCGATGCCGTTGTCGACGATCTCCGGCAGGCGCTGATAGAGGAAGTCGTGCAGTTGTGCGTTGCGGTGCTTGATGTAATGCGGGAAGTAGGTGCGCGCGAAGCATTCCAGGTCGTGCTGCGCCCGGTCTTGCCGGGCTTTTCTGGCCCTGCTGTCCGGTGCAAAGCCGTCGACATTGGCTTCGATCTGGCGGCGGAATTCTGCCGCTAGTTGCGTCAGCTCCTGCAGAAAAGCTTTCTGGGTGGTTTTAGCCATAGCGTTTGCCGATGCTCTCGCCAAACGGCAGCAGCACTTCTTCCATGGCGACCGCATGCTGGGGATAGTACGTCTGGATGAACTGCACCAGGTCGCGCAGCATATCGGCGGCGAAGCTGAGCTTGTCGAGCTTAGGATTACCCTTGGTGACCGCATTCATGGTTTTGGAGTAGGCGTCCGAGATGCGCGACAGCACTTCGGCCTTATCAAGTGGCTTGATGTCCTGGCTGTTTTTCACATCCTCCATGGTGCTTTGAAACAACAGCATGAAATCTTCCAGCACGGCAGCGGTGACCGCTTCTGCGCCTTCACCTGAGAGCCTGGCAGCAGCGCGGGCGCGATCCCAGTTATCGCCATTTTTCAGCGCGGCTTTTTTCCAGCGCGTGATCGTGCTGCGCGGCATGTTAAACCGATCAGAAATCGCTTCCAGATTTAACGCTTCATAAACGTAAGCAGATCTAACTGCAGATGTTGTTTCGGGGGAATGGGCCATAAATTATTTTGTTATTTCGCTCACTTTTCTTCCCAAAAAAGCCTGTCTTTTAATTCCCTTATTTCAAACTCAAGATCGATCTGGTCATCAATCATTTCTGATATCTTTTCTTGTTTTTTGGCCAATGCATACATTCTCTTTTCTTCTTTTTTCAGTGGCTCCAGTAGCTTGGCTATCGTTGCGTAATCGTCCCGGTGTTTCTCGATTATTTGGGCACTCTCTCTGCCTATCTCGAAAATTCGAGATATAGGAGCTGCATCGATTATGGCTTTCAGCCGTTCCAGGCGTTTTTCCAGTTTTGCGATTTCTGTTTTAAGGGCTCTGGTTACAGCACTCATGATTTATTTTTATAACCCGATCAAGGATTTGCCTTTTTCGATCATGAGGGCCACACCCACTGATACCAACCCGCCGCTGATCGCGCCGTTGAGCGCGGAGCGTTTCTCGACCTGGCGCAGGCGGCCGTCCAGTTTGTCCAGCCGGTCGTTGGTTTGATCCTGTCTCTCGATCACGAGATCGAGCTTGCCTTTGATCTCGCCCAGCAACAGCGCGTGTTCGTTATCCATCGTCATAATCCTCGTTTTAGGGTTGATTCGTGATCCTGCTGGCAGTCGATGCAGCGTGTGATGCCTTTGATCTCCCGCCGGGCCTGCGGGATTTCCTCGCCGCAATCCTCGCAATGGCTGAGCGCCGGTTGCTGGGCGTCCGGCTGGATGGCGCGCCGTTGGGTATGCTCATATTCGGCCAGCTCGATCTTTTGCGCTAAATCCTCTGGCCTCATGGTGAATCTGCCTTTATTTCTCCTCGATCTGCTCCTGCCAGGGTGTGGCCCATTCCACCAGCGCTTTGTGCCGCGCCTGGCATTCGTAATAAAGCGCCGACCGCTCCAGGCTGTTCCTGAAGATAGTTGCCAGCCGACCGTCCTGAGCCTCCGGCAGATCCGGACACAGGGAGGTCAATGAGGCCGGTGGCTGGTGGGATGGGGATGCTTGCAGCGGGACGGGCGTTGTAGAGGCGCAGGCCGTCAGCATCGAGCCCGCAATCGCCATAACTGCTATTCCGATCGATGTTTTCATTGGCTTTTTCCTTGACTTTGATATAGACGGTGCGCACTTGCTCGCGTGCGGTTTCGAACTCCCGGGTGACTTGCAGCTCGGCTCGAGTCTGCGCGATGGCTTCGGTTTGCGCTTGTTTGATGGCGGCTTCGAGGGCGGTGGCTTGATCGGCCAGACAGCCGTTCTTGCCATTCTCATGGCCCTGACGGTAGCCGATGCCGAACAGCGTGAATGCGCCGAGTAAAACCAAAACAACTAACCAAGGGTACGGTGAAAATAACGGGCTCATTGGCTGTCCCCTATACACAGTTCATATTCCTGCTGGCGGCGTTTTTTAAGTCCGGCCATGACACGCCCGCCAGCGCGGTTCCAGCGCAGAATTTGCGCGCACGCCCCGGCGTAATCCGGCGGGGTTTGCTTTAATTTCTTGACCAGTGTGGATTTGCAGAAGGCGCTTGCACCGATGTTGTAGGCGAGGCTGACGAAGGCATCGGCTTCATGTGCATAGACCGGCACGAGCCCAACACAGTCCGCTATCCGGGCAGCGATGTCGTTTGCATCGCGGTACAGCAATCCCAACGCCCGCTCCAGGGTGATCTTGTCGCCCGCTGTGACGTTTTCAGTGGTACCGAAGCCGATAGTCTGCACACCCACGCCATCATCATAGGCGCTGCCACGGTAACCCTCGAACCCGGCAATCGTTACCAGTGCGGCAGCGGACAGGCCAATCAAGGCGTTGCGCTTATTCATCATCGGCAATCTCCTCATTGCCTAGAACATGCGCAGGCAACGACTGCATATCGTTACCCAGCCAATTTACTACCGAAAACCCGGGGCATTCTTTTTTGACGTTGGGCAGATCGCAATGACCCAGCACGATGGGCGGGTGGCTGTCGCCCTGCAGGAGCATGACGTGCTCTTGCAGTTTGCGGACGTTGTCCCGTAAGGCTACCCATTGCTCAAGTGTGAATTGATTTGTGCCGATTAAACAAATGCCCAGGCTTTTGCTGTTATAGCCTTGCGCATGCGCGCCTATTTCGTCCAGGTGGCGTCCGGTGGCGACTGCGCCATTGGGGTAGATTACGAAGTGGTAGCCGATGGCGGCAAGATCAGAGTTTTGCCATTGTCTGAATTCAGCAGAGCGTTTGAACCCACGCTCTTGATGCCAGCGGTCGATATCGCTGACAGAGAAGTGCTTGCCGTTGGGCGTGGCTGTGCAGTGAATGATGATACTTTTGATTTGTCGTGTCATGCCGCCATGATGGCGGAAGACATGGGGTGGAATAAGGCGGAAGGATGCCCGCCTGGGGGTTTTGGGCGGGTGGGGTTAATGGGTTATGTGGAATTTAGGCGGGTGTCAAATGAGGGAGTAATAAATTAATAATTAACCAATGTTCTTACTGGCTTCGGTAAATGTATCCATTAACTTGGTTTTTGGTTTGCCTAACCTCTGATAGTTCTCTATCGCTCGCTGGATCATTATAAATGCTTCAACCTCTATATTCTTTTTTATCTCACCTTTTATTCCGTGTTTAAGACAATTTCGTACACGATTTCCATCATCACGAATCTGCTTTGCTGATCTTCCCCGAGATCTATCAGCCATAATTATAAAATCAATAATAATGTCTTGTGCGTGTTTTAAATCTTTATCTTTAACCATTTTTCCCAGAATTTCTTCTGCAGCACCAGCAAGCGTAATTGCCGGGATAAATCTATTTTGTAGAAATAACTCTATTGCGCAATGAAGTTGTTCTAATATGATTTGATCTTCTGTTAAATTATTAAACATAGAAACTAAGAAAGAATTAGTGGTTCACCGGAAAATTGTAGTCAGAGTTATTAAATGATTAAATTCTCTGACCCCAATTCTCGTTATTTAAGCCTTTATTGTTTGAAGCCTTTGTGATTGATTGTTATCAGAGGAAAGATCCACGAATTATCACGAACTATGTTGATAAGATTAATGCTCATCATCACCCTTCGACTCTGCGGCCGTTCCACCGAAATCTTCCTCCAAAACAGGTTCACGCCTTACTGCGCGAAGCTGAACCATCAAAGTATTACCATACGGGGTCAGAGTCCAGTAGGTACCGTTGTCTTTTATACTTCGCTTTCGGTCATTCTCTTTAATCAAGCCCAATGCTCTAAGCTGCACCATGCACGTCTCTATTTCATCCTTCCGAAATGAAAAAGATCTTAGTTCTCGATCTTTAAACTCTTTACGTGACTGAAATGCCTTTATCGACTCTCTTCGCAGAAAATCGTAGAATGATTGTCGTAGTGCGTGGTCTGATGCTTCATTAATCATAGAAGGAGCAACCGCTGCAAAAATAGCATTCCATGTCGGTGTTATGGATGCCGTATAGCCTTGGATTTTATGATAGGGAGGTGCTGATAACTCTTTTCTAGCTTCAAACGACATATGAATTTCAAATTTGTCCTCTCCTTGAGACAAGGCCTCCGTTCCAGACGGGGGCTTATCTCGAAGGCTTTCAGCCTCGCACTCCAACTCGGCAATTTTGTTCTTGAGTGCCAGCATGTCTGCTAGCGTGGCTTCTGTGGGCACCTTATCCGCTCTAACCCAGCCAACTGTCGGATGTCTTTTGAAAGCAGTGGTTAACCCGACAATTACTTTAGCTTTTAGATCGTCAGCGCTTTTCCAATAAACACAAGTATGGTTTTTCTCAATTTTTGTACGGAATTTTTTCAATTTCTCCCAAACAACACCATCTGTTTCAGTTTTATCCCGCGGGAGATTATCCGGATTTTCGTGAAGTAGAGGTATTACTGGCTTCTTTGTTTCGAGCGCATAGTCGTACTCTTTCTCTGTGTAACCGATACCCACTTCATCCAGAGAGCCGTAACGCCCGCCAATAATCAAAATGTAATAGTCGGAGTTATCGATAACATCACGTATGAGTTGCCAAGCAGTATCGTCTGTAGCTGGAAACAACTCCATACCAGCAGGCATATGATCGATTTCTAAGATCGCCTTTAGCGTAGCCTGTCGTTCATCAATTAGATCTACGAAAGTAGAGCTGATAAAGATTTGGTATCGCTTTTCCATGGGCCTCCATTATGAACGCTAATACTGATCTCTGGGACAAACAAAAGCGTAGCGTAGCTTTATTCCTAGCAGCGTTTTGTTATAAGCAGCTATCAACTCGCACTTAACTCTAGTTCATTGAATATCTGCATAGCATCTTCAGGTTGGAGCGCCCAGCGGTAAGCTGGGTGAACTTCCCAGTCATAACCAAACTCAGTAAATTTATTTGATAGGTACCGATTTTCCTCAAAATACTTGCGATCAATTCCCGAGGGCAGTTGCTTACGGGCTGTAATGAAGTTTATTTTGTAAAGGAAAGCTGCCAATTCTTTGGTATCAGCTTGGCTTCCATTCGCCCAGTGGTATTTGCCTTGTTCTTCAATTGCTCTAATTTTTTTCAATAATTGGTCGGTGCTATAGACATAACCTTGAGAAGCTTTTCGTTGAATCTTAGACGGACGCATTCCAAGAATGAGCTTTTCAATATTGGGTAACTCAGAGCGATATTCATTAATGGTATCTTGAAGCCTGCCTTGAGAGTACTCTTCAAAAATGGCTTCCAAGTGATTTGTTGCTATTTGGTCTGAGCCTTTTGACTTTGCCTCTCTTCCAGCCAAAGTGAGCAATTTGACTAAATCACGAGGACGTTTCCTAATTAAAGACATCAGTACCCTATACATAGGTGCATCTTTCCAATGACCTTTTCCAGTGAATTTCAATTCAATTATCGAAGCTAGGTAATTCATTAGTGAAGATTGATGTTTTGCCAGTAGCTCAGCCTCATTTACTCCTCTTCCAAAGTAACTTTCAATCCTCTTCACGAGGAGAACCAAGATTTCATGATTGGTCCACGAGTACCAGATCACAGAGCCTTCTGTTTTGTCAGTTGATTCATCAGATGTTCGGGCCAAATAGTAGACATCCGATCTTAAGCTAACTCTAAAGTATATTCCCCGATTTTCCGTAGACATATCCCTTACCGCATTTAATAGTGCCGAAATTCTTTGAATGTCGTGTTTCCGTCCTTGCCAGCCCCTGTCTAAATCATCGATATATACAGAAATTTTATTGTGTTTTAAGAAATCCTTTATTATTGCTTCTTTTGAGGGAGACAAATTAACCTTGTCACTGGCATTAAAGGTTGATGTGAGAAAATCTAATACGGCACCACTATATTGATTAAACTTCCCTCTCAACCCATCGAATGATAAGCCAAAAGATATTAGAGCTTTTCTTGCGATAATTTCATTTATACCAGTTTTCCAATCTCTAATCAGTTTCAGAAAATCATCCGTATCTTCGCCTATACCGATGATGTCATCGGGTTTGATCAGTAATGTCAGTCGATTCTTTTCTGACTCTTCATCGATCGCAATTTGAAAAAGAGCTGATTTCCCTATCCCTTTATGACCGACTACTATTCGCAATGGTAGATCATTAACAACCTGGGAATACACTTTGCTTTTGAAGTAGTACTCTTTTAATCTTAGAGGATCCTCATCTTCAGCTGCCTCATGGCCAAATAGTCTCTGCAGCTCGTATTCATTAAATTCCATATTCTGTTCTCTTCATGTATGCTGAGGGTAAGGGTTTTTTACACAAAGCTTTGCAGTAATTTTGAGCTGTGATAGCGATGAAATAATTGTCCGCCAACAGCGACTAGTTATGTTCAGAGCTAGAGCAAGTACACATCATCAAAAAGGAATATCATCGTCGAACTTTGACTCAGATTCAGGTAGCGCATTTTCTGGTAACGGCAGATTATTGACGATATATAAATTAAGTATGTCCTCGCGATCCATAAATAAAATCTGGCTTCGCTTTGAAGCGTCTAGTTTTTCACCAAGCCAATTTCTCGCTTGTTTAGTAATCTCACCCCCAGCGACAATAAATGCATGATCAACTAGAACTCGTCTGCTTATTTCTGGATCAAATATTTCATGACCAAGCATCATTAGGACTTGGTTGTATATCTCTGCATGTAAATAGCGGTGTAAAAATGTACCACTGAAGTGCACTAATTTCGCTGCGATCGCGGAATAAAAGTGTACCAGTCCAATGCCTATAAACTGATG